AGTCAGGCAGCTTAACACAATATAGATGGAATACGCAGCCTGTCAGGGATAAAAAGTCTGATGTTTATGCTTTGGTGGCATATGATATAAAGAAAATATATTGGGCTAGAGGTGATGATCCAGTAATAAAAAAAACATCAACTCGTTTGTACCCAGAAGCATTTGACAATGAAGAGGAATTATTAAAGCAAGTTATAAATAGCTTTGCATCGTAAATAAATTGCTTGAATGTAGGTTATATAAACAATATTAAAACGTGTGGGCAATGTCGGGCAGATCGTTGCTCACACGAAATCAATGCATTGTACCACTATCAAGTATGCTTTGATCGTGTAGTTCAATAATTAATTCTGCCAATGCCTGCATAACTGTCCTTTGATCTGTAATAAGCAGTCTATCAGAAATGTAATCACATAATAAATCTAACTCTTCATCAGCCTCTAACGTATTTTCACATGTTAAATCTAATGTAAGTCTTATATTAAATTCTGACACAGCTTTGCCTTATAAAAGTGGGCTGTGCCGAAGAGGGAGGGAGAAAAGACACAGCCCTAGTAAAACGGGTCACACTGAGCAATCAAGTGTAGGAGGAGGAGAAACCCGCTTAATTAAGCATAACCTAAATGTACTACTCTTTGCAAGCTTCAGACATCTCCGCAGCCAATGCAGCATAACCCGCTGCATCTGTGCTAGAATCAATATGTCCTCCATTACGCAATCTTGCCATTTTAAGTAAAACCATCATATTACAAACATCAGATGCATCAACTTTATGCCCCATATAACTTGTCCACATTACTGCTATTGTATTGAAGTTTTCTTTTGGAGTGCCGTAATCTTTTTCCCTATCGCCATTAATTAAGTTTAGTGCCTGCATTAAAACATCTGATCTAATGTTATTATATTCTTTCATCATTCAATCCCTTGTTTGGCTTTTCCACTATTGTCGGTAAACCACATAAACCCTTCATTCATTGCTACATGACCTGATCCTATAAGTGAAGTTAAAGCCTGCTTATAACTTGTCTTGGGATTACTTGCACTACTGCATTTACCAATAAAGTGATCCTTCACAGTTTCTTCAGATATAATGTGGTAAGCTCTCGGTTCAGGCCAACCAACGCCACCAGGGTTTGGATTGCCTAAACCTTCTGATCTAAGTTGCTTAAATACACTGCGTAACAAGGTTTGGTTTTTACCTTTGATCTGCGGGCGACTTGCCTCTTCAATTTCATCTGATGATGCTTTTGTTATAACGCATGTTGTAACAGCATCCCCATCATCATCTTGACCTAGTTCTATAACCTTTAATTTAAAATTAAACACTGCGCCAGTTTCCATATCCCTTTGTTTGGTGGCCTTTGCAGTACGCAATCCAGTTTCTTCATTATAGTCTAATTCAATTTCTGTATCAGTTGCAGCTCGCAGGGAACTATGTCCCCTTGCGCCTGCTGCTTTATCTTTACCAGAGTGATGCACAGTAGCAACATGCGCTCCCGTAAGCTCACGTAATTGATCGCAATTCCCAATAAACTTTGTCATATCTTCTGGGCTATTTTCATTTGCACCTGACATAGCTCTTGATAATGTATCAATTACAATCATCTTAACAGGGCCATGTATTCGTGAAACCTCACGACACAACTTAGCCAGCACATTCATATCTACATCTGCATCAAGCATATTTACTGGAGATGGCCTTACAGCCAATTTAACATCTTTGTGAAAAGAGTAATGCTGTCTCATGGCTACAACTCTATTATGGAATGCCATGCCCCCTTCTGTAGCTAAATATAAAACACTGCCACCAGAAACTTTATTATTATTCCACGCTTCATTGGCGGAAATATGCCATGCTATATCTAAAACAAAGAAAGACTTACCTACATTAGATGGGCCATATATTACTGACATCTGGCCTTCACCAAACCAACCTTTTAAAAGATAATTTTTGGATAACTGCGGTTTAGCATCATATGGAAAGAATACCTGGCTTATGACGCTTTCTATCTTTAATGCTTTTGCCGTTTCTTCTGGCCCACGCTCAAGCCACATATCAGAATAATCCCAACCTTCTATATCTGGTATAATATATTCTACATCGTGATCCTCTTGCGCTCTCTCACATGCCTTTATACCAGCCTCATCATTATCACCTGCCACAACAAACGTGCAATCAGGTTTAGCTTGCAAAAGATTATCAACAACTGCTGGAATGTTACCTGCGTTTAATCCAAACACTGCGGGTTTACCTGTTGCTTCATATATTGTGGCGGCTGTTGCCCAACCTTCAGCAACATATGCAAAGTCAACTATTGGCCCACCAACAACGCTAAAGTTACCTGTCACTGGCATTTGATATGAAAACTTCTTACGGCCTTCAGCCGTAATAAGTTGATGACCTACACGTTTACCATTGGGATCAATAATAGGTACACATAAGTTATCACCATCAACGATTGCATTATTTAAATTTAATTTCTTTTTATCAAGGTAAGGATGTTTAATGCTCGTATCCCTTTCAGGCCAAATTATATTATCTGTGCGTTCAACTTGTATAACACTTACATGATTTTCTGTAGGCCAAAGAGACATATCCCTCATTCTGTCTTTTATCTCTTTAAAATCATTACACTGCCTGCAATGTACTAACACCTCACCATTATGTTCTTTAATCCAAAATCTATCTTTGCCAGCACAACTAGGGCATGGGCCGTGATACTCACCTTTAGACGTTTTCTTTAATTCTAAACCTTGTATTATCTTTGCCCCAAATTCTGACCAAATTGCTGCTGGAAACTTGCTTTCTGTTTTATTATTATGTATCATCTATTTATTCCTTTTGTTTTGGGGTATTTCATGCCTCTTGCTTTTTTTTTGGACATTTTTAAAGCAAGAGGCATTTTTCATTTAAAACGGAATATCATCATCAAACACATCATTAGAGGCTGGTGCTTGTGAAGCTACACTAGCTGCAAATGGATCATAGTCTTGACCATTAACTGGCTGCGCTGGCTTTGCTGGCTGTGCATTGCTAAATATTGTATCCGAATTAGGTGACACAAAGCCATCTACTTTATCAAATGGATCATCCCCACCTTCTAATTCAGCAAGCTCCAACACTTGTACTGCCCGCAAACGTAATGAAACACCATTCAAACTACCCGTATTGTAAGGCACTATCATAACTGCAACATTAACTTTTGAGTTTGTTGTTAGCATAAAATCATCTGGCAATCTGTTGCGCGCTGCATCAACTTGCTTTGGTGGTTGTGTAACATCCCCACCATACGATCCTTTTAGCTTACACTTGCCTACAATTTCATTATCTGCGTTTCGCTTGTAAGGTAAGTTAGTTGGCTTATCAGGCCATTTACGTTTTGTATCCATTGCCGCCGCATTTGCATATGCCTGCGAGCATACTTGATGTAACTCCTTTGCTTGTGCTTCATCTAATTTAAATGACATCTCAAAAGCTGCGCCCTCATCAAGTGCATGGCACTTAACGCTCTTATTTTCTTGTGTGTCAAATTTATAAGTACCATTTAGTCTAGGGTACAATGCGGTTACACCGCTTATCATATGTTGCATTTTACAACTCCTTTAAAATACGTGACACCCTCACGCTGGGATTAATTATATCTCGCCATCTAACCAAGGTGGCAGAGATATTGTATCTAAGTCAGGCCAGCCAGTGCTGTAATCACCAGTTTCTTTTGCCCGTCTGATCTTATGTAATGTTTGCATTACCTCTTGGCGTGCATATCTTTCATATTTATCTGACAATTCATAACACGCAACTGCATGTGGTTTTTCTTTCTCAATTGCAATAAATATAAAATTAGTAATATTAATTCCTTCAAGCTCTAAGCAATATCTGTAAAAGCTTTGCTGCATAGAATACTTAAAATTTCTTATAGCTTTCTCAAACCCATTGGGGCTTGCATCTTGGCAAGTCTTAACATCAATGACAAGGCCAGCAGATGATATAAAACCATCAGGTCTAGTTTTAAGTCCTAATCCAGTTTCAGGGCATGTTACAAAAAATGATGCTTCTGTTATCAACTCTTTATTAGACAGCAATTTAGCTCCCATGGAGTGCGATAAACACTCTTTGGCCATGTTACATGCTAAATCATAGTCAGCTTCGGTCAGGAGTAGCTTATTTTGCTTCTCTGCGTCTTCTTTGGCTTCACTCCACGCCTTACCGCGCCTTGTCTCTGGCCCACGAACAATTAAATCTTTCTCTGGCTCAAGTAGCATTGCATGTACTGCCGTACCTAAATCAAAAGCAGGGTTTTCTTTGCGTACTTTACCCTTCCAATGATGTAATGTTGTGCTGGCTACTGCCTTCAAATCACTTGATGATATATTCTCATGTGCATGATATTCTTCATTGCTCATTTTATTACTTAAAATCATAGTCATAGACTATCCTCCTAACTTAGTTGTTCTGCTCCATATAATGCAATCAAAGCGGCTTCTGCACGTCCGTCATCTTTGACTCTACTAAATAAATTTGCGTATGCTGGGAAACGCTCAATTGCTTTACTTCTACTTACACCCTTATCCCTATTTAAACCAAAGTGTTTCTTCCATTTTGCGGGCGTTACATAATGCATGGGATGCTTATTAGCTGCAATACATGCTTGTAGCATTCCATAACCCTCACCAAACCTAAATACGCTTGATACACCCTGTCCTGGCATTGCACTCACACGCTCTACAACTGCAAACCTGTTTTTCGTTTCAGGCTCAAGCAGGTGTAATAATGTATGACAGTCTATAATATTCTTGCCAGCATGATTTAACATTATTGGCATATCGTGGATTTCGAGTTTATTGGCTTCAGGCCAATAAATCGCAATCGCACCACTATATCCTGGATCAATACCAAATATTGAAAGCATATTAATCTTCCTTTGGTGGGCTTACTTCAACACCTTGTTTTGTCACTTGCATAAGCGCCGCCATACGAACATATGCTGTAAATGATAACCCACTTTTATGTGCTGCCTCACTTATTGCTTGGTCTTGGCTTTCGCTAAAACTAATTAATCTTTTCTTATCCATTTTGTTCTCCATTTTATTTTATAGTCAGTTATATATATAAATCATATGGGTGCAATATACTAATTATTATTTTTTTTAAAATAAACGTAACGATAAGTTTTTTTACCATCTAAGCTGCCGATAAAAGGCGGTTGTTTTTCGTTACTACGCAAGACTAAACCTTGATTAAAAAGTACATTTAATTGCGGTGCAACATATGAAACGCTTAACCCCGTGTTTCTGGCAATCATAGACGTTGTATATCTACCACCACGATTAATTGATTTTAAAATACGCTGTTGCTTGGCTGTCTCATGCTTTGCGGGAAAGCTTTGTGAGTTTAACGCAATGTTTTTATTTGCACTTGATGTTGATAAACTTTGTATCTTTCTTCCCTTATGTAATGGGGTTCTTAAACCTAATTTAATTTGCTGTTTTTCAAATTCTTGCAGCTTAAAAGAATATATTATCTCGTAATGATGTTGCTTATCATTTTGTTTTAATCTTTCTTTAAGTTCTTGGATTGTTTTCGGTGGCTTCTCAGTCTCAACTCCATATTCTCCATCAAAGCTTGTTGTTCCTCCAGAAACCATTTGTAATATTTCCTGTCCCTGGTCGGGTCTGGGTTTTTCATATCCTCTATCATTAGTGAGTTCATTTTCATCAATCTCAATGTCATTTTGTGGGCTTCTGAAATGTGCATATTTATCCTCATGCATTATAAATTTAATGTTATATAAAGCTTTTGCGCGTGCTATATAGCTTTGGTTCATATCTAACAGCCTTGAAGCTTCTGCTTGCGTTAAGCCTTGTTTAGCTGCCATTCTAATTTGTCTTACAGTTCTGGGATCAATCGACATCAATAAACCTCACAAAATGACCTTTTTCATTTAAAATAGGCATTTCATCGCGTTGTTTTTTCTGTATATCTTTTATGTGTTTTTTGAAAACTTCATTTAAAATATTATTGGTGTCAAAAACAATCTTTTTACCACCAACATTAATTTCTATATCTTTAATCATAATTTTAACCCCTTTGGACGTAGTTTTGGTTTAATATTCATTGATGAAACTTTATTTGTTTGTAGGCATTGCCCCATTGCATCAGGAAAATGTGGATAATATTCGTAATATATTGCTGGCAATGCATCCCCACATTCCTTTGCGCTGGCATACATCTTTTCAAAGTTCGATCCACCTTCTAAAGTCAAAGAAATGCTTAAAAGTGTAAAAAAAGTCATATGTTCAATTCCTTAATTCTTTGTTCAGTAGCAACTTGCCAAAGCATTGATAAAGGCATTAATTCAGATTGTTCAATCATCCATCCTTTGCCGTGTCCTAAATCACGTTGTTCAGCTTGTGCTAAAAATATCTTTTTAGGTATAAAGCCAGCAACATTAATTTGGTTTTGTGCAATCTTGCAGGCTAATACAGCGCAATCCGATTTAAAACTTGCTTTTGATTTAAATAACAATTTGCCCGTAGGGTAAAATGTTGATTTAACATCAATTGATATATTGTGTAAAAACATATCGCTGCCATCATCAACACCCATTTGAAATAAATTATGTTTTATATCAAATATTCTTGCCACCGATAATTCTGACATAAGGCCAAGCATATCTAAATCCTGGTCGGTTCTGCCCTTATCTTTTCTTTGATTTACAACACCGCTTAATCTTGCTAACTGCCAGCGTAAAGTTGCAGCTTGTTTACAATCGCTCAATTCTTTTCGTGATAATGTAACGATCATTTCATAAAGCCCCTCTTTTCAACAAACAAATAATCATGTTTTAAGTTGATAAGGTTTAAAGATTTTAACGCTTCATATTTAATATCTTTTAAATCTGTATTTAGTTTTAAACCGTATTCTTCTAAATATTCTTTAATTTCGTTGACTGATTTTTTACCAATATTTGGCATATTTTTAAAAAACTTTTCAGTTCTTAATATTACATCATAAAAATATATTTCACTCCAAAAATCTTTACTATATGGCTTTCCCCATCCTAACCTTTTATTCCCAGACATATAATTCAAAGCTTGCCAAACACGAGTAGAAAGGTTTTTTCTCTTAATTGCGCTAAACAATAATTTATATAAATGTGGGTCAACACTTTCAAGATTATGGAATAAAAATATCTTTAACTTCAATTCGTCCATGTTTTCAATTAAAGATATTGTCATTTTTTGGTCGTTACTAATCATTGAATAATCTCCAAATCATCAAGTTCAAGATAATCTGTTATAAAATCCAATTCTCGTAATGATCTAAATTTCATTGGCGTTAAATCATCATTTACAATTGGCTTGCCTAATTCGTCTAGTATATGAAATGTTAATTCATCAACTTGAATGCTAAATTTATCCTGGATAGCCATATCATACCAAGGTTGTGCTATTACTTTAGTTGTCATTTGCTTTGCTCCATGTTGCTTAAAATGTGTGATATTACGTCAACAGTCCAGCCGTTGCCTAACATGCGATATCTTTGGGTATTTGATACTGATTTAGTGTAACCATCTGGCACAGTTTGCAATCGCTCGCACTCTAACGGGGTAAGTTTACGCCAAGACATATCTTCAACCAATATGCTGTCTTTAGTTACAGTCGTTAAGCAATTTGAATTATTATCTTCTCTAACTTCAATCTGTGGCTGGTTTGGTATTGTTTTATCGTAATCTTTACGTTTTCCATTTTCGTCTAATCGTCGATTGACCAACCTTGCACCTTTAACAAGTATTTTAGGCTCAAGATTACCACCAGAAGACGCGCATAAACTTGGCGCTTTGCCTTCTGGTGAATATACGCGCCTTACATATCCATGACCTTTTAAGTCTGCATCACCTACATGACATAATCCATCGTCACTAAATATTAATTGGCGTCTGTGTTTTTCAAAATATGATTTTAAATTACCACCTTTAAAATAATTAGCGTCAATACAATGTGATTTTGTGCGGTCTGTCAAACCATCCTCAATAATATCTTTGAGATTTATTTGTTTATCTTTGGGTTGCGTAATATTTGGAATATTCGTCCAATATAATCTGTATCTATTTTGCGCGCTAACAAGATTGCTATTTATTGCAATCGGTTCAACGCCTAAATATTCGCTTATAATATCTTGGCTTTCTTTTTTCATTCGCACGTTTTCCAGTAAGAAATACTTTGGCTTTAACTCTTTTAGCAATCGCACGTATTCAAAGAATAATTTTGATCTTGGATCATCAAAGTTTAATTGCTTGCCAGCAAAAGAAAAACCTTGGCATGGTGAACCGCCAAGCAACAAATCAATCTTTGGTAATAGCTTGGCGTCAACTTTGGTAACATCTCCAATAAAATGTGTATTGGGATAATTGGCTTTTGTAACTTGCATTGCGTATTTATCAATCTCGCTGGCAAAATAAGTTGGCTTTATGCCTAGCCTATCAAGTGCTAATTGTCCGCATGACATACCGTCAAATAATGAAACTACCCTCATTCGCTTTGCTCCTCTAATCGTTTTCATAATCATCATCATCATTACACCAACAGCAAGGTTCATCGCTTGGGTATTCCCTACACCAACAGCATATTTTATTTATAATATTTTTCATTTGCTTTGCTCCTTAATTTTATAATATTTTACGTTAGACAAAACCCTAACAAGGTTTTGTCATATGTGATTTTTTATGCCTCCAAAGCTTCAATAACCATTGCGCCGCGTCTTTCGTTATCATAACCAACAGCCCGAACAATAGCGCTATTTAGGAATTGCCTGCTATCAATCCATTCATGGCAAAATCTAATTACATATTGGGGTTTTGATTTACCCGTCCATTCTTTTGTTATTGTATAACGTCTATCTTTTTTAATTGGGTAATACATTATGCCACCTCGCAATTTGTTGAATGAAATTCTATTACGTAATCTATTAGCTGCTCGTTAAGCTTGTTTAATGTGTCCAGGCCTAAAAACTCAACTAATACTTTTTGCGCGTATCCATATGAACAAGCTGCATCGTGTGCAATGTAACTTGTAAAAGCATAAATAACGAATGAACGTAATTTTTTTCGGTTGTTGTTACATTCTGTAATAGCTGCAAGATTTTTCCTATAATGTGATTCGCCTAAATATGAACCATCGAGCCAGCAAGAAAACATATTAATGGTGTAATGATCCCCGCTTAATACATCGCCTTGTAAATCTCGGATAATGTTTTGTTTAATTTCATTTGACATTGTTTTATCTCCTATTTGTTTTGTTATGTAACCTTATTAATATATATTATATATACTGTCAATAGGTAATATATAAATAAAATATAATAAATATATAATAATGTATTGACAGCTGCATTAATATGGATTAATTATTATGTATAAACAAAATTAAAGAGGGATAATAAAATGGAAATAACATTAAACAATGAAGCAATAGCAGCTTATAACAAAGCATTTAACCAGGGTATTGTATCAGATACTATTAAGGAAATAGTTGAAACATTAGATAATCAAGATTGTGTTAGCTATTGCACTAGCAAAGGCTGCATAACTTTTGATCATGGAGATTTAACATGGTAAATAATAGGGAATTAAGAACAATTAAACGCCAGCGAAAAATTAGAAATGAATTGATATTATTAGGCGTGTATGACTTTGCTGGCCTGGTTTGTTTAGTTGGTGCAATGGTTGGAACTGTTTATATAATTGCGGGGATGATGTAATGGGCGTTGAAATAAAATCAAAAGATGATGCTTTAACAATGGCGCTATATTTATCAGTAACCGCCAAACATGAAAGCCAAGTAAAAGAATGTTTGGAAATGTCAAAGATAATCGCGCAAGGTATGACAGCTAAACAAGTTGACCTATGTAAGAAGGCTGTTGAATGCTTGTTACAATACGAGGAACAACACGCATAATATATAACAACATTAATATAAAAAGCTCGTATTATTTGCGGGCTTTTATTACGTTTAATGGGTGGGTTTAATCTTATATTATCACTAGCAAACAGTAGTTGAAGAAAATATATTATTATTATTTATCTCTGATAAATAATAATAATATATTTTTAAACTGTCAAGTATTTTGGATATAATTAAATTAAACTTACCAAAAAGAAGTAATAAATAATTAAACCTATGTTCCTCTTGCTGGCTAATGCTTACATTACATTTGTATTACATTGCTAAACATGGGCAAGGGAAAGCAAGCATTGAATGACATTGTTAAGCGTGGGTTAAGCGTGGGGCAAAATAAGACGTGGAAAACATACAGACACCAAAGCGCGGGCGCGTGTGTATATTGCCAGGATATAATATTGTCAATTAGTTTCGGATAATCCGAACGACGCATAGCTCATATTAGGCATATATTAGGCATTATTGCGCTAAGTGTTTGATATTGCTTAACTAATGCCATTCAAGCTGCTTAGAGTCCGATAATGTATATTATGTTAACTTTCAGTTTATCAGAATTAAGCGATTGATTAGCGCTGGCTATATATGGATTAGCCCCCCCCGTCTCGCTATATTTTACCCGTTACTATTATTATTACCCTCTCGCACATACCCGACCCCCCCGTACCCCCTTGCATTATACCCCCATCCTGTCGTAAAATTTTGAAAAATTGGAGTATAGCAATGGCAGGCAGACCATTACGCAAACGTATATTAAATGAGATACAGCAGAAGGGCGGGGCAGATTACCTGTTTGAAGAGATTGCATCAGGTAATACAATAACCCAGCTTGCGAAAGACTTTGGGTGCAACAGGCAATACTTGAGTACGACAATAAATAATGTGCCAGAGTATGCCCAAGCTTTAGGTAAAGCTAGGCAAGAGGCAGCAGATGCACTTGTAGAGCAAGGTTTAACAATGGTAGATAATCTTGATGGTGGCAGTACATCAAGCGAAATAGCCGCCACGCGAGAAAAGGTTCAGTGGCGTAAGTTCATGGCAGGCTCGTATAACCAAGAGCGATACGGCAATAGACCCCAGACAAACGTAACTATATCTGTGGGTGACATGCATTTAGACGCATTACGCAAAGTCAATTCCGATTTGGCGGCAATAGATCGTGAAGATCGTGAGCGTGAAGCAAAGACGATTGACGCAGATTATGAGGATGTATCTGATGAGTAGTAATCCATTACAAGAGTTTGTCCTACGCTATCGAGATGACCCAGTGCTATTCGTCAAAGAGGTGCTAGGTGCTACGCCATATGATTACCAAGCTGAATTTCTGGAGGCCATAGCAAATGGTGAGCGTAAGATGTCAGTGCGTTCTGGGCATGGTACAGGTAAATCAACGTCTGCATCCTGGGCAATGTTATGGTACGTTTTGCTGCGTTTCCCTAATAAGGTTGTTGTCACAGCCCCCACGTCGAGCCAATTGTTTGACGCATTGTTTGCCGAGCTAAAGCGTTGGATAAATGAATTGCCACCTCACTTGCAGCAATTGCTAAATGTAAAGTCAGACCGTGTAGAACTAACCGCAGCTGCGTCTGAAGCGTTTATCTCCGCTAGAACTTCTCGCGCCGAGACGCCAGAAGCCCTAGCTGGGGTACACTCCGAGAATGTGTTGTTGGTGGTGGATGAAGCGTCAGGTGTGCCAGAGAAGGTGTTTGAAGCTGCGGCTGGGTCAATGTCAGGACATAATGCAACTACGTTACTTTTATCCAACCCCACACGTTCATCAGGTACGTTTTACGAAAGCCAAACACGTATGGCTAAATCTTGGTGGACGCGCAGATGGTCATGCGTTGATAGCCCACTTGTGTCAGATGAGTTTGTTGATGAAATGCGTGAGCGTTATGGAGAGGATAGCAATGCGTTTCGCATACGTGTATTGGGCGAGTTCCCATTAGCAGATGATGATACGATTATTCCATTTCATATAGCAGAAAGCGCAATACATCGTGATATTGAGCTAATTGAAGATATAAGACCTATATGGGGTTTGGATGTTGCGCGGTTTGGTACGGATAAGACTGCGTTGTGTAAACGATATGGTAGCGTTGTAACCGATATACAATCCTGGCAAGGTTTAGACCTAATGCAAACTGTGGGTAGGGTAATGGCAGAATATGAAGGATTATCCCCTAGCCTACGCCCTAGCGAGATATTAGTTGATAGTATTGGTGTTGGCGGCGGTGTAGTTGATAGATTACGTGAATTAGGCGCGCCAGTACGTGGGGTAAACGTAAGTGAAGCCCCCGCTATGGGTCATACATATATGAATTTACGCAGTGAATTATGGTTTAAAACAAAAGGTTGGCTAGAAGATAGATCATGCAAACTGCCTAAAGATGACCAATTGCTGGCAGAATTAACTGCAATTCGGTATTCTTTTACTTCATCAGGTAAAATGAAAGCTGAAAGTAAAGATGAAATGCGTAAACGTGGGTTAAGATCGCCTGATTTAG